ATCTTGAGTATTTAAACAATCCACAAGACATTCGCAGTAATCTGCTGTTATTCTGTCCGTTGTTTCTTTAGTAATCATAGAATCGCTCTCTACTATCATACTTTTTTCATTTTAGATATTATACTAAATTTTGGAATGATAGTCAAGAACTATTTTTAGATGTCATCTATTTCTTCCCCTGTCCTATTGCTTTCATCTTCCTGTTCCTTGGGGGTTAATGCAGATTCAGGCCCAATTTTTAAACTTTCCCAATTTATATAAGAAGTAAAAGACTCCATAGAAGCTGATCTCATCTTCTGACAGGTGAATGAAATACAAGCAGCATCGTGCGAGTATGTTTCTATAGAAAATGCGGCATCCGCAGCGTCCAAGATTCCTTTTGCGAACCGCGCTTCTCCAGTAGCGTCAGTTTGATAAGGGGATAAAATTGGAGTTTCATATTCCTGGGCCATAGATTTTAATGCTTTACTAATTTCCACTTGTTCCGTCCAATCATATTGGCCAGATCTAGAGGGAAGGTTAGAGCGTTTTACTTGATTAATATAGTCTACGATAACTATACCAACATCTAACTTATGTATTTTCTTATCTAAATCTGCCTTTATTTTGCCTATCGTAAGGGTAGGCTCATAGACAACATCTAACCGAGTCGGGAGAAGCTCGGCTTCTGTTAATTTAGTATGAAATTTATCAAAGTCTCTATGTTGTTTATATTCTTTCAAACGCTCGCCTCCTTGCTGAAAGCGGTTCGCCCACCAGCCAGCAACTTTTTCCCACTCTTTAATATTAAGATTTTTAGTTCTTAAACGAGCGAGAGGGACATCTGTAGCAATACTGCAACATCGTTGTAAAATTTGCCTACTATCCATCTCTATAGTGAAATAGATTGCAGACTTACCTGATTCAACAATATGATTTGCTACATTCGAACAAGTGACAGACTTACCTCCACCGCGTTTACCTCCTATAAGTATCAAATCTCTAGGAGAGAACTTCATGAAACTATCGTAATTAGAATTTAAACCGAGGGAGACATATCTATCAAGTTCTTCATCTGGCTCAAACAAGGTAATATATTGCATACTTTCCTCGGGATGTTTAAGCTCTACTTTATCCTCTATGCGGAGAACAATGTCATGAAGATGTGAGAGAGTTTCCTCTGCATTTTCAAATGCAACGGAATTGTCTACATATTTTTCGAGTTCATTCAATACTTCTTTTTGAGTAAATTCGTTTTTTAAGTACTGAAGAAGCATTTTAGCTTCTGCTTCTACTTCAATACTATCTATAGCAAATAATTTTTCTTTTGTATTATTATCACGAATTTCGTATTTAAGATCATCGAACTTGGGGAGTTTGTGATATTCATCACAGTGTTTCTCGATAACACTATACAAGGTATGGTATTCGGAAGGTAAATAATGCTTTCGCAAAATACTCCAGGTTTCGAAATCCTGTGCATCAAGTATCTGCTTTATTAAAGCACTAGCAATATTCAACTAAAGTTCCCCCGAACAAAAAAATAAGTACGGGGTGGGCAGGGCGAAAGGCTTAGCCCCTCCCGAGCATCCGGTTGAGGCTCCCCATCACTAGGGAGCCATACCACACCCAGCACTTATAAAACACTACTAATTAACCAGCGGCGGCTGCTGCAGCCTTCTCTCGTCTGGATGCTCCGTCATAATCGGAAGCAGAAATACCACGTCGAGTGAGCATAGTTTTTACCCCTCGTACTGTTTTACTAATTTTAGTGGCAATTTCTTCAACAGTCATTGACTCAATATCAGAAAGCTCTGCTAGAGGGTCAACTCGTGTACCAGATTTAGTTGTTTCCTGGCGGGGGATCGCAGCAATAGTACCTGCGCGAAGCAAGCTAAGAGCTTTACCACGAACAGAATTTACTGTACGACCAAGGGCTTCTGCAATTGCTTCAACAAAAGCACCTGCGTGTACCATTTTAACAAATTCAACTTCTTCAGCATCAGAATAAGTCTTAACAGTTTCCGGCTTGGGAGTCGGCTTAATGTGACTAGTCAATTCCATAGACAAGATTTTGCCTTGGATTTGTTTTGCTGTGAATTTACCATCTGCAAAATGTGCAGCAACTTCAGCGTAAGTATAAACATCACTGTTGTCAGTTACAAATGACTCCAGGATCTCTTCTTGTACCGCAGAAAATGCTTTGGTAGAATTTGTACTTGCAAGTTCTACATCATAACCCATTTTACGAAGTTTACTAGAAACTGAACGGGTTGAGGTTTCAAGTTCAACAGCGGCTTCCGCTACTGTTCCTTGGGATATAGGAGTTTCGTTTCCTACAAACGTTTCGAGCGCGCTTGTGCGCTCATCATTCCACTTGGGAACTGCCATGTCTTTCTCCAATATAATCTTTAAGATTAGTGACAATTTGTATGCCTTTATCTAAGGCTTTTAAGGTTTTTGTAGTTTCTACCCCAGTCTCGTTGACTAGAATAGTTACGTCATTTGTTACACTTTCTTTTACAACGTAACCCAGACTTTTTAATACTGTAGTAGCTTCTGCTTTAGTTTTATAACTAGAAAGCTTTCCAGATAAACAAATGTACCAGCTAGGGTTAACAATCCCTTTCTGTTCGAAGAGCATATCATGGGGAAGAAACTCTCTGTAAGTTAAAAAATCTGTGTCTAACCAAGCCATTAGATTATCGGTCGTTATAGGTCCGAGTCCTGCTTTCTTACAAGATTCTGCAGTTATATCAAAGATACTTCTACATACAACTGAAAGTTTTTCTGCTGCCGATCGCCCAACTAGGGGGATACTAAAAGCTGGCAATAATAAATTTGCAGGGGCTGTGGTTGAATTTTCAATCTCTCTAATTAGTTTACTACCTAATTTTTCAGAGTTAAGGGCTAAAGAAGCACTCTCTTTATCTAAATAATATAAATCTATTACACTATTTAGACCTAATTTTTCTATAGACCTTGGACCAAGTCCTTTAATGTATAGAGTTTTTGCAAAGTGCTGAATTTTTTTAGCTGATTTAGTGGAGCAATCTTTATTCTTGCAGAATAATAAATCATTGACCCATTCAAGTATAGAATTGCACGAAGGGCAGTTACTAGGCACTTGAATTTTTTCCACTATCTGTTCCTTTTTTGATTGAAGTATGTATTATACTAAAGTTTTACATAAAAGTCAAGAATTAATTTTTTATAGGTCGTTAACCCCATTGGTTAGCCATAGCATCAGCTATTCCCTGGTAGGTTAATGACCTGTCTTTACCCCTAGTTTTACTTGGTCCTAACTTGTTTTGTCCACTATCAGTTTGATTGGACCACCTTTGGTAAATTTTTCCGTTTTTCTTTATTTTTCTACCTTCAATTAGTTTTGTTGGCTTAAGAGGTCTAAGTCCTTTAAGCCATAAACCAGTTTTTTTACTCGCATCTTCTCCGAATTGATATGGTTGGATATATTGAGGTTTAGGCATAAAATTTAATCTAGTATTTATACACCCTACTGGATTTTCTATACAGATTTTTGGGATTTTAGCTTTCCACAATGCTGTAATAAACTTTAATGCTTCTTCTGTTTTTTCAGCTCGGCCTACAATTCTTTGATTCCAATGAAGACCACTAGAACAGAGATAAGTACACTCAGGATGAGCTATCATCATATCCCAACTTACAATACAAGATAGTAGTTCCAGTACGTCACCCTGGTGGTGTTTGCCAGGTCTCTCTGTAGGTAACAAATCACAGCTGGTTACATCATGCCCTTTTGCAGTAAAAGCATCTCTCATAATTCCACTGTACTCACAGGCTATTAGTATTTTCATTAGCACTCCGAGTCATAGTCTTGCCATTCATCATATTCAGTTGGTTGACGTTCAGTATCTTCCCAAGAAGGAAAAATCCGTCTTACTATTCGAGGGATGATTTCTCCCGATCTTACTACTTCAACTCGACATCCTAGCTCTAAATCTAACTCCTCTATAATACTAATATTATGTAGAGTGGCTCTACTTATTTCTGCATCTCCTATCATTACAGGATCTAGAATTGCAACTGGACTAATTCTTCCGCTCTTACCTACTTGCCAAACTACTTTCTTTAAAGTAGTTATAGCAGATTCAGTCTTTTCTGATTTGA